TAGCATTTCTTGTATAGTAATGTCTATGTTTTTACGATATTCTGCATCAGTAGTACGAACACCATTATCTTCTATTTCAACACCTTCTGGTGAAACATATACTACTACATCGTAATTATTACGTAACTGCATTAATAATTCAACAAATTGACGTTTTTCATACCAACCAATTGATCTAGCTGATAATGTGAATGCACAAACATCATATATTGTTCTATCTGTTATGATATTTTCTTGCATTAATTCAATGCTACGTTCAGCAGCGAATACTAATTGACCTTTTAATGTAGAATCTGTATTTAAAGCTACACCTAAGTCGCGTAAGTATTTACTACGTTCAGTTTGTATTGGATAATCTTTAAACATATCTAGTTTACCTAGTGCTTTAGCTAATGTAGTTTTACCTACAGACATTGTACCTGTTAATCCTATTCTCATTTTTTATTTCTATTGTTTATTTTTTTCATTTGACGTGCTGCTTTCTTTTCTTGTTTAGCATTTTTAGCGTTTTGCTTTATTGCTTTTTCAGCACCTGCTTTGTATTTGATATCAACACTAATTGGTCCATTTTTAAACTTATCAGTATTGTATTCCCATATCTCAGTAGTGTATTCGTCTTCAAATGTGCGAGTAAATTTCATAACGTTAAATTAAAATAGGGACTTTGCAGTCCCTAATATTTTATACTCTTGCGCCTGCTGCTTTGCCAGCTGCTGTTTTATAGAATGGTACACCGTTAACATTTTTCTTAAACTCTAACCACTGATCTTTACTATACTTAATACCAAACAAATAGTATTCTGCTTGACGTTTATTACCTTGTGGAATAAATGCAGCTCCATCCCAATTGTGCATTTTATTTACTCCGTTGATACGAACATAATGTGCTACTGTTCCGTCTGCTTGTACTAATTTTTGTGTTTCTAGTGTCTCTTTCATACGTTTTTGTTTTAAAGATATGAAAGTTATTTTGACTAATCTAAACTATTATCTAAAGCTTTTTCAGCATCATCACTACGTAAAATTCTTTCAATTTCTTTCATTTCATCTATTGCCCATTGTTTTTGTGAAGATGTTAATTCATCATTAACGGCGTTTTCAATAAATGGAAAAAATTCTTCGTCTGGTAGTTCATATAGCTTTCCAAAAAATAATTCACGAACACGTGCATCTTCTACATCGCTTTCATTATATATTTTAGAGATAGCATCATATAAAAATTTACCAAAACGTAGATCGTTTGGTTCGTTAGATAATTTATCTACAGCATTTACAACAGCTTGATTTTTTTCTCTATCAGGACCAAATCCTTTAGTACCAACAATCTCATACAATCCTTTTACAATCTCGTGTACAAGCATTGGGAAACATAATGCGCGAGCTTTAATAACGAATTGTTCATTTTCTTCATCATATTCCATTTCACTTTCACCACCTTGTGGTGTTTGTCCTGATGCTAATGCCGCTAATAACATTGCAATAGCATTTTCATCATCATAGATACCAAATGCTAATTTTAATATTTCATTGTATTTTTCTACTAAAGCTGGGTTGATAGAGTCTAAGTATTCTTTAAATAGCATAAATCCAAAAGCACCTCTAATTGAGGCACCTTGTGTTATACCATTAATAATACGACGTTTTGCTTGTAGTTTTTCAGGATCATCTTCACCAAATTCAGGTGTTGTTGGGTCTTGTGGAGGTGGTGGTTGTTGTAAACTAAAATCATCTCCTATTTTAGCGTCAATTCTAATATTAGCATAATCAATGATCGGATAAGCATCAGTCACCATTTGTGCTGCTACCATCTCTAATTCATCACGATATCCTTCTTCAGCATCAATAATTTCATCTAATAATGCTTTAGAACGTACCATTGTTTGCATCAATGACTTATTACCAAGCATTGAGCGTAATGATTCGCCTGATTTACCTTTTAAGGAAGCCATTGTTTTGGGTGAGAATATTTTTTCGTATTCTACTTCTAATAAATTTGCCATTATTTTTGAGATCTAAAGCGTTTAATAATTTTAATTAAATCGTTAGCTTCCTTTACAGTTGCCTTTGTTCCAGCTTTTGCTGGCATCTTTTTAGGTATAGCATCTTTATCTTTTCCTGGGTTAAAACTTGGTTTTGCAGGTGGTTTTGTACCAGGATGTACTACTGGACCTGGTTTAGAAGGAGCATTTTCGTATAGTTCTAAATCTTCTATTGCCTTCATGTCTACAGGTTTACCTTGTTTTCCATCCTCATATCCTTTCATATATGCTGCTCGAGCTGGAGACATGTAAAGACCACCTTCATTTAATTCTTGTTTGATGATGCGGCTTATAGCTTCGCGTAATTCTTGTTTAGTCATTTTATTATTTTTTATTTTTTATTTTGCCCACATCATATAGTTAGATTCTACTCTTCTAATATTTTCCGGTGTTGGATCTAGGTCCAGGATGCTTATTGGTTTAAATCCTTGTTTTAAAGCACCATCAATTCCTAATTTCCATATTGCTATTGTATATAAACGATAAGCTTTAATTACAGTTTGAACTTTTTCAACATCTTTGTTTCTTCCTTCTTTATCGTATATTGATCTAACCCAAAATGAAGGATTGACTATTTTATATTCTTCTAAGACTTTTTTACTAAATTCAATATTATCCATGTCTTTGCTACCAGAATATCCTTTAGATTCCATCCACTTAACAAAATTATTCCATTGAGCCATTTGTTGAACAGATATCCCAGATTCATTAACTTTTTGTAATGCTTCATTACCTTCATAGCCAAGATTTGTTACTCTTCCGCTATTAAGATCTTTTAAAAAGGCTGTTGGGAATTGAAATTGTGATGTAAAGAAACCATTAATACCATCTACGTCAGTACCAGTACGAGTATCACTAACTGTTATAGCGGGTTTATCTGTTGGAATCTTAGATTGTGCTTTAGCTCCACCAAAAATACTAGAAGCAGCCATAGCTGCTCCCAATGCGATGTCTTTTGCACCGACTTCTTCAAGTTGTTCTTGTTGGATTTGTTCTACAAGAGGCATTAGTTTAATCATGCCAATAAATATTCGGCAACATAAATTCCATGCGCCCCTGATACAGTAATACCACGAGCACTTAAGGCATCACCAACAAAATGTACGTTTGGATATTCAGTTAATGCTAGATTAGTATAATCTACTAATGGTTCTGGTGATAGATATTTTACTTCAGGAATATACATACCCCAATCATCGCCAAAATTGAATACTTTATTCATACCATCAATAAAATCATTAATATATTTAAAATATCCGCCGAATATTTCTTCAACTTTAGTTAAACCTATCCAACTAATTTTAGATGATGATACAGTTGTACCCTCAGATGTTAGTCCTGGTTCACGTGTCATATTAGGTGAGAAATATAATCCTGTATTATTAATCTGTAGTTTTTGTACTACATCTCTAGACCATTTAAATGGATCTTCAATACCTTTAATTTCCATCAATATACCAAAATTGGTCATATCGTTTCGGAATTGTTCACCCTTTTTCGCATGGCCGTTGTACGTGATATCGCCATAAGTTTCCTCCACGGCCACGTAAGCGGCATTGTTATTAGTACAAAAGCTACGTAGAGAAACATTGTCAAACTTCTGATATAATTTGAAGTCATATGATATGTCTATTAATTTTTGAAAATATTTTTGTGGTGCTTCAAATCGAACACCTATTTGAACTGACTTAGGTTCAGTTGGTAGTTTATAATCGTCGGATAGTTTTTGTGCAAAGTCAATACCTGATTTACCTACTGCAAATATAAGTTCATCATATATTATTTTGTCAGTAAAACCTTTATTTATTCTACACCATAAAGCGTTATATTTAAAGAATATATCAGTTACTTCAGCATTCCATAAAAACTTAACACCCTTATCTAACAAATATTGGTACCATGCTTTAGCAATCTCGTGTAAGTAGTTACTACCAATGTGCCATACAGGAAACAAACGTAATCCAAAATATGGTTTAATAAAGTCTGGTTCAGCTACTGGATCAGAACAGAATATTTCTTCTGGTTTAGGGTGAAAGCGTCTAAAGTTACTAATAACTTGATCCATTAATTCCATTGCTTTTTCTTCACCACAATACTTAGCTAATTGACCACCAATTGCTGTATGGTATGTGAGTTTGCCATCGCTCCACCCTCCACTTCCTAACATGCCAGTCATAACTTCCTCTGGTTTACGATTATGAGGATCGTTTCCCTTATCGATTATTGTTATCAACTCGCCTGGGTATCCGTTATCGACAAGTTTAGTAGCAAAGTTAATACCTGCTACTCCCGCTCCAATTACTACAATTTTTTGTTGTTTCATATTATTTATATTTCCATTTAAAGTTAAATGCTGTTTTTTGCCTTCCCAAAATACAATCTTTAATCTGTGATGTTATATTACTTGTTTTGCCTGTTTGTTCTTTTATCCACTCTGCTGCTTGACCTTTACTTTCCCATTCTTTAATAAAATTATCATTTAAATCAAACATAAGCACAGGTGTTGCTTGCTTACGTTTAGCTATACCCATATTTTGTTTATGTTCATCTGAGAATGGTTTTGGGATATTTTTATTAGCCTTAGACATTTTTTGTCTTACATCCTCAGTGTAATATTGTGAGTGATTTCTTTGTTTTAGTGTTTTACTTATATGCATTCCTCTAGTAGGGTGATTTATAATTTTTTCTATTCGTTTAGGATTAATATTTTGTTTTTGATCTAATGTCCATTCTGTTGGACCTCCACCACCATCATTTTTATTTTCTAACTTGAAACCCCATGCCTTAAATTGTTGTATCCAATATTGTTCCCAAAATTTCCATTGCTTATCTTCTACAATATCAATCACTTCTATTTTAATATCAGTACCAAAAGTTAAATAATGTTTATGTTGTCTTCTAACAGTATTTTTAGCTTTACCTACATAAAACGGTATTCCGTTTCTTTCTAAAATGTATATGTTTATCATGACAATAAATATACGACTTTCCATCGGACCAACCACCAGACAAAGAGAAAGCCCACCTTTTAGGTGGGCCACAGCTCCATAATTTTAACTTAGTCGATAAGGCTATGAATCCTATCTATAATTTAATAATTTTTAAATTTATTTTCTTTATTCAAATTGTTTTAAAAAGTCCATTAAATTTTTTTTATCTTCATCTTTTAATATACCTTGTACACCTTTATATGAATAAACAATTTTATTTAGTTTCTTATCTAAATAGAATCGTAAATCGCTTGGAGCATCTCCTCCAATACTAACTCCCCTTCCCCACTCATAATCAAATGTAGATTCATTAATCACACCTGCTAATTCTTGCATTCTTTTAATTTCGTTGGATGACTGTTTCATGATAATAAATATGGGATAATTTTTATTCACTTATAATTTTCTATTTCTTCTTTCATTTGTTCCCAGTATTTTTGTTTAGCTGTTCTACCATGTTCATTATTCCATTCTTTTATTATCTTACTCACCGCTATTAAAGCACATTGTTTAGCAATCTCTCTATTACCTGTTATTTCCCAATATTCTTCTACTAATTTAGTTGCAGCGTTTATGCCCGCTACACCGGCGCCTACGATTACGATTTTCTTTTGCATATAATTAAATATAAAATTTTTATTTTGACCTACAAAGAGAGAGCGCAATCTTTCGATTGCGCCACAGCTGCATAATATTGTTTATTAGTCGACAGGCTATGAATCTGTCTATATGTTATTATAATCTACTTCAGCACTACTACCTTTTAATTTATTATCATCATATAATGCTCCTTTACTAAATACCCTAAATTCAATACCATATGCTTGTCCAATATGATTTGAGAAAGCAAATACTGGTTCATCATTAGTACCTATTATATCATCTACATTAGTGTATATTGTACTACAGTTGATTGTTAATACATTATTATTAAATGTATAATTAGTAAAGCGTTCAAAATCTTCTTTAACAACTATTGTTTTTGGATTATTTTCTTTACCAAATATTATACTATCATTATCTGCTTCAGGTATATTTGTTACTACTACTTTAGATAATATTTGATTAGTTGATGGGTTATATAGTTTGTATTTATTTTTAGCTCCTTGTATTGGTTGTAAACCTATATCTTTTAATTGTCCATTTAATGCTTTATTAATAAAATTTTTAAATAAATCAGCAAATCTTGTTTTTGAACTTTCCCATCTTATTGCATTTTTCTTTTTAAGAGAGATATTAGCTGCTATTTTGTTATCATTATTAATTAATTGAGCATCTGCTTTAGCATATTCTGTTGCTTCTGTTTTAGAACTATCTACACATTCTATTATATTGTCAAACTGTAGATTTTTAGTAGCACTTTTTAGTATAACTGTAATAGGATTAATAGTACCATCTTCATTTTTTGATATATGACTATTAATTAATGTAAAAAATGCGGATTCATTTATTTTACCTGATGATTCATTACCTTGACCTTTTGCAAATTTAACGTATATTATTACTTTATTTTTAAACAATAAACGCCCTACAGATGAACCTTTACCAATAGATCCTTGATCAAACTGAAAGTCTGAATTTATTTTTTGCAAATCAGACATTAATTCTGTTCTAGAGAATTTAAATTTGTCTGGGATTAGAATAGAAAATGATGATTGACTTTTTGGTTTAAAGTTACTATCATCAAATTTATATTGATCTTTTATAAATTGAATAGCCTCATCAGCTAAAGGAGACATGTTAGCTTCGAAAAACATATCTAAATTATTATTAGATTCTTTATCTAACATTTCACGTAAAATCATAACTTTATCTTCGTTATTCAAATCAACGATTCCATCGTGGCAAAGATATGACCACTCTAATAATATTTTATCTATAACATTCATATTATGCTTCTGCTGGTGGAGTTTCTTCTTCTGCTGGGGGAGGTGTTTCTGCTCCTGCTTCAGGTGCTGTAGTTTCAGGACCTGCTGCTGCTAAATCAGGACCTAATTCAGCTCCTGATGCTGCTGGAGATTCTGATGGTGGTGTTTCGGCTCCACCTTCTGCTCCTTCTTTAGGTGCGTAATTTAATTCTAATAAATCAGCTATGCCTTGTGAAGCACGTTCTAATTCACCTATATTAATTGGATTGTATCTTCTACCTGCTACTTTAACTTGAAAATTACCTTTACCAAGATATTTAATACTAAAGTCTTGACCATTAGTTAGATCAACTTTAAATGTAGTTGGTTTAGGAGCAACAATATTAATACCATTAACGTAACGACCAAAAGCTGGAGACATTAAGTCTTCCATTAATTTTTTTAGTCCAGGGAAGCGATATACCATATACATCGCCTTCTCTGCTTTTCGCTGTTGTTCTTCTTGCTCTTTAAGAGCTTTTTTAACAGCTACCTTAATGTATTTTTCTAATATTAGTTGTTTATTCATTATCGTTTAGTTCGTGGAAGCCTTGAGCCGCTTGATCAATATAGTTTTCTGCATTTGTAATATGGTCTTGAATCCAACCTGGTATATCACGTTCCATGTTACCTAATTTGCTCATTAGTTGTGATGATGATCTAATTATTGATTTTAAACTAGCTTGAGCCATTGCTACTTCGTGATCATCACCTTCTTTGATATTTTTAGCTATTGCTTTACGACGATTAGCAAGATAGTCATCTGTTTTATCTACCTTACCATCATTGTTAATATCCTCATCTTCTTTTCCTACTGGGTCTAGTTTTTCTAATATATCAATTAACTTTATCATTTTAAAAAGCGTAATTTATAGATTGTAGATTTGATTAACTCAACAATTGTATCAATTTGATTTTGAAGATATGAATCTTGACAAATCATTCCTCTGCTTTTATCAACATAAGTACAAAGTGTTTCAAAAAACATAATTATTGCTTCACAGCTCTGGTATTCTTGTAATGCAATATTACCATATCCAGTAATAACACCATATTTTCCTTGGTATGATTCTACAAATCCATCTACTAAAGGTATAATACCTTCATAATATAATTGTAGAGCTGTGTGAGCAGCAAATGAAGGTGTCTGGAGATGGAATATATGAGCTTGTGTGCGTGAAGCCATCAATGTTGATACGAATTGTCCTACGAGTGGGTTATTGTGTTCCATTATTATTTCTTTTTAGTAGCTAATTTAGTAGCTGTTGCGTACATTTTACTTTTTTCTTCTTTAGATTTACCAAAACTACCTGATTTTTTCATACCTTTTACGATATCTTCTTTTTTATCTTTTTGAGCAGATGTCATTTTTTTCTTTTCATCTACCATTTTCTTTTGTCCACCTTCAGGAACAAGACCCATCATTTCTTTGATTTTATTTTTCTCATCAGAAATTTTAGTTTCTAGTTCTTTAATCTTTTCTTCAATTTCTTTTTCTAAATCAGCACCACGTTCTTTAATAGCCTCTAATTCTTTAGCAAAATTAGCTAAATCAGCAAATTCAACCTCAGTTGATGCTGTTTTTTCAGCAAATTTAGCAGCTTGTAATTCATCACGATATTGCTTAAGAGCAGCTAATTCTTTTTTAAGATCAACTAATTTGCCAGAGCTTTTTGGAGCTTTTTCTTCTTTTTTAATAGATTTTTTAGGCTCTTTTTCTACTTTTTTTTCTTTAGTTTCTTTTGCTTCGTTTATTAAACTGCGCACAAATAGGCGTAATGCGAATTGATTCATTTTTTTATGTTTATATGTATAAATATTATTGATTTTTGGTTTCGGCTATGTGTTTTCTTAACATTTCTTTTACTTCATCCAAATGTTGTGGATTATTAGCAATATATTCACGTATCATATAGTTACGTACTTCAGCTAATCCACGACGTTGTAATACTGATAATAGTTCAGATGGTGAATTTAATGGTACCATTACATTACCGTTCTCATTATCTAGTAACACGTAATTTCTATTACCTGGTTGGATATTAATAGATGCTATTATGCGTTGATTTGCTAATCTAATGAAATATATTTTACTTTCATTTACTCCTATTACTCGACCTACTCTACCAGCATTACCTAATTGATTATTACGACGTGCTGCGCCTCTATCACCATTTGGATTAATACGAACAGCTGTTGTTGAATTAAGACGTCTATAATCATTTATTGGGAGACGGGAAAATGCTATTTCTAAACCGGTTTCATCCATTACTTCAGCTACATTTATATCACCACCTCCTGCTGCAAGAGCTGCTGCACGTGGTTGTCCACCACCTGCTGGCCTACCTCTTCTAGTTGCACCTGCTACTGGAGCTTGTGCTCCTGGAGCTGTAGGTGTAGCTTCATCTGGTGTAGCGCCTGTTAATTGACGAGCCATAGCAGAAGGTATATTTGCTTTAACCAATTTACCTGAATCTGATAATTTAAGAGATTCACGTGGATTAGCTTTATTTACAACATAATATATACCATTTGCTCCTATAGCTATTGCATATCTATCTGTTGGAGATAATGGTGGTTGAGCTCTAAACCATGCTTTTTTATTATCAAGACTAGTGTATGATGATCTAAACCATTGTGCTAGTCTACTTCCATCATAAACTATATTTTCATTTCTTAAATAGGTAAAATAAGCTCTCCATGCTCCTTCATCCATTTGATTATTAGAATCTCTTTCTCTCCAATCATTTCCTCTCCATCCATAATCTAATCCAGTATAAAAATTATATAATTCATTAGGAATACCACTTCCCATTTGTCTTGAAAAGAAAGTACGACTACTTTCTCCATCAGGTATAAGAAGTACTTGTTGTCCCCCTAAATTACCAGAAGTTATTACTCTTTGGTTATATGGAGTAGATTTTAAAATAGATATAAATGCATCTTTATCAACTGTTGGTGGTATATTAGAATAAGAATCAGCTGAGTTTTTAACTATGTTAACAACACCTTGTTGGAATGATGTATTGTCTTTTTCATCTTTTAATACTGCTTGTACTTCTTCATCATTAAATGGTACTTTAGTTATCTTACCATCTTGAATTTTATATGATGAGAATGAATTAGCATCAACTAATATTTCACCATCTTCTACTTTTTTAACTATAATAGCTGAATTTTCTTCTGATTTAGCTGTTTCAATAACTTTATCAATAAATGCTTTATCTACAATACCGTCAGTAGCTAATTTAAGTAAACTATTAAATGGTAATTTATCTAATTCAGGATAATCAAGTAAGTATTTTGATGTACGTTGATTTAATTTAATATTTGGGTAGTCATCTTCTGCTGTATATAAACCTATAGATATTTCATCTCCAAATTTTAATCTAACAATAGTATTACCATCTTTAGTAACATATAGTCTTTCATTAGATGGTATATTCCACTTATTTAATATTACTAATAATTTTTTAACATCAAATGGGAAAGTATCTAATGTAAGATATTTTAAATCAATTGGTTGCTGTATATTAGCTGTAATTGATTTTCTATCTTGATTACTAAATTTATCTAGATTAGATAATAGGTAAGCATTGTCAATGATACCAGGAGTAATAGCAATAAATTCTGCTATTTGTGGATATTGAGGTAAATATTTTTCAACAAATTCTTTATTAGTAATATCACTAAATAAAGTTTTGTCTTTTCTAACAACCAAATATTGTTTTTTAACATTAAATGGCAATTTAATCCATTCTCTAACACTAATAGTATCTTTTTTATATTTTTGAGCTACTTTTTCTTGATTAGATAATGGAATATAACGTAATATACCTCTAATATTTGGTATATCATTTAACCAAGGTACTTCAGATATTAATTTACTGAAAGACATTGGAGATGATTCGTATGGACTATTCTGTCTATTAGTATAGACATACTTTTTATTTTCATCATCTACATCCCTAACTTGTATAGCAACAAAACTTAATTTATCACTATCTGATAAGTTAGAGTTTTTAGCTAAATAAAATGTTGGATAACCTTTAGCAGCATCATAGCGATAATTACCAAATGATCCTCTAGTAATACACCATTTTTCACCTCTACCATATGTAATACAGTTATTTTCTTTAGAACCATTCCATACTGTAATGCCACCATCTTGATATACTACATCGGGTGTTTGATCTTCTTCATCATCTGGGGCTTCAGCACCTACTGATGATGTAACTAGTTTTATTAGTTTAGATAAAGAGTATTTACGTAAATCTTTTTCTTGTATTTTAGGAGAATTTTTGATAGCATCAAAACGTTGAATGTATGTTTTTAATGTATCATCACTGATATTGATATTTAAATCATCAGCTTCTTCTCTAAATTGAGCCATTAAACGCTTTAATTCACCCTCAGAATATTCATTCAAAGGGAAAATATTATGTACTACGTGTAATATGAATTTATCTATTGCTCTCATTGTATTGGAGGTAAATTTAGTGCTTTTAATCTAGTAGACCATACATTTAAAATGTCTTGTCTATCTTTTTTATTTAATTTTACTTTATTAAAGTAATCGTTAATTACATCTTTAAATGGTGTACGTGTTTTTTTAGCTTTTAAATACATACCTTGTAACATAGCATCCACCTCTTTTTCTAATTTAAAGTAATCAGCTTTTGGTGCTAACTTCATGTTAATTAGATTACGCAATATTTCATCGTCACTCATTTCTTTAGAGGGAATAACATTTATACCTTGCTGTGTAAAATGTTCTAATTCATGTCTAATAACATCAGTTAAATCAAAATATATATCTTCCCATTTTTGTGGTAAATCTCTTGGATCAACCTGAAATCTGATTTCAAGGTATGGAGGGTCTGCTAATTGATCAACTCCACCATCTACAATATATCTTTGTGATTTTGTTGCTTTAACTCTTAATACTGCATTTAAATCAAATTCAAATGAACGACCTTTAGCATCAGTTAATTCATAATCATTTTCAAATTCTAAATCACCTTGCTCGTCCATATATTGATCTTTCCATTCTCTCATGATGTCAGTGACTATGTTTCTAGTCATAGAATCATAAGCACCTTCTTTCAATATATCGATTAATTTAATCATTTAGTTTTACCCCATTTTTTACCTTTACCTGGTTGTTTACATGCTGACACTGTTGGGCGACATGAAGGGTATTTTGCGCGTTTTTCACCTTTTTGGCGGCCACAAGGTTTACATTTAGTTTTACCATCTACTTCGCGACATGTATTACAATCTACCCAACCACCTGTTTTACCAGGAGCGCCTTTACGAGCAAACCATGTACGTAATGTTTCTTTTTGTTTTTCAGTTAATATTTCGTTTAACCAAGGAGCATTTAAACCAATATATACATTTGGTTGAATAAAACCTTCAGGATACATTTTAAATGTTTGAGTAGTTCTATGCCAACCTTCTCCTAATTCGTATTTACCATCTTTAGTTTTAAATAAAATAATTGGTTCTTTGGATATACCTTGACTTTTTAATAAATTTTGTTGTGTTTTATGTCTTTCAACATCCTTACCTACATCTTGTCTAATTTCACCTCCAATTCTTGATTTTAATTCTTTTTGAGTTTTATCACTAAAAATATCCATTGTTATAGGAAAATTTATCTTAGTCTCCCATTTTAAATCTTTAAGTTGGGTATCAATCCAATCCTGGATGCCTTCAGCTGTATTAATATTATCATCTTTTTTAATCATCTTATAAATCCAATCCTTTATAACATAATCAGGAAAATTTGGAAGTTGTTGTTTTAAATAACCAAGAAGACCTTGTCTTAATTCATTTAATTCAAACAGATTTTCTTCTTCCTTTAATCCTTTCCATATTTTACCTTTACGGCAACGTACAATAGCACCTGATTTATAGGCAGATGGTTTGTCGTATTTGCGATCAGCAATACGCTTACAACGGTCTGCTTTTTTCTCAAGCATCATTTCAAATAATATATCTTGTAAACGTATCATTGGAATAAATTAGCTACTGTTAAATTAATAATAAGGGCTATAAAGAATATAATCCAAACTTGATTGATTTGTGGCTTAACTCCATCCTCATCAAAGTTACCAATGTGATAAGGACGTGTTTTAAAATTAGAAAATCCCATAGTCAATCCAGCTCCAATAAAGGCAAATAGGTATGCTAGTGCTGCGTACCACATTTGATGGTCTTGGTCTACAAATAGGATTGGAAACGGTACTCCAAGTATGAATGGTAGTCCTAATATTCTTTTTAATGCTTTCATAAATGTGTTATTAAGACAGGTATTGCTCCTGCTACGGTGTATAAAAAATCCCAAATATCTGCTCCACCTTTTCTTTTTTTTTCATCGTATACTTCCTTAGCTGCTCCTATTACTATAACTGGTATCAGAGCAAGTAGTGGTGATAATAGAAATAGAGATAGACAGTAAATTACTGTCCCTGCTATAAAATGGTTTGCTTTATCGGCTGCTATTAATATTTTCATTTTTTATAATTTACCATGCTCTGCAAGACCAATAATTTGCTTTCCAACGTGGTCCTGGGTTATCACAGTTATGTCTTTTACGATATGCTGCTCTTCTTTTTGGATTTTTTACTTTAATATGCATACGTTTACCTTTAGCTGATTTGCCACCAAATCCAAAGTTAACTTTTACAACTTTACCTTTGTTATTTTTAACGTATACTTTAAATTTTTTGATATCACCTTGCATTGGTTTACCTAATTGTACCTTACGACCACGATATTCAGCTTCATATACACAAGGACATTCTGCTTCAGCTAAGAATGAATTATATTCATTCATAAATGTAATAAAATCTTTTATTTCTTCAGGATTATTTTCATCAACATCATATTCGTCTATTTCTTCTTCTTTCATTGGCTTATTTTTCCAATCAGACATATTTCCAAGAGGACCTTCTTCGCTATCTGAGTTATGTGGTTCATTTTCACCAATGAAGAAAGCTTCATCCATTCCTACTTCATCTTTTAATTCTTGAAATTCTTCAATTGATGCATCTAATACATAATCTTTTAAATCTTCAAATGAAGGAAATTGTAAAAAAGGATATTGCTGTTTTTCAGCATATGATAAAAATTCAGGAACACCTACTGATTTAGCACTTAGTTCACTAATTGCTTCCTTAATAATTTCTTTTAATTTATTTAGTTTCATCTTCTTGTTTTTTAGGTTCGAACCAATTTGAGCACCATTTTGATGGATCTTTTATTTGATTACCTTCGTTATCAACTAATTCATCAGTACCCATGTATTCTTGATATTGTTTGTTTCGACACATATGCTTATCATCTTTCATGTAGTAATAATTACAAACGTGACAACCAAAGCCTATTGGAGAAAACATGTAAGGAGGATATTCTTCCCCCTCTTTATGCTCTATTAAATCTAATAATCGTATCATGTTAAACATATGTTAGTGTTTCATTAATTCACTACCTAAAGTAGTAGCTTCTACTAATAAATGATTTATATCTTCTTGAGATAGTGTTGTTTTTCTATGGGTAAATTCTATACCTAAAGTTCCAACGAATTTACCTTCAATAGTTTTTACAGCAAATAAATAAGCACTTTTACAACCATTTTCCTCAGCTATATGGTTTAAACCATAACTATTTACTGTTTTATCTTTAAAATCAGGAATGATGATTGTATCTTCTTCTAGTAAGTGATTGATAGACTTACTGAATAAACTAACGGGGATATTTTGGAAACTAGATTGGATTGAAGCAGTACCTTGTGATACTGTTTCATAGAACATACTAAATTTCTGTATTGATTTACCTGTAGGGTAAAATGTACCACCATTGTGGAATTGCATTACCCAAACACGGTCTGCCTTTGTATGTTCTTTAATTGCTTCTACTTTATTATTTACTAAAGCATTCTTTTGAAGCGATTCTTTTAGTATATCTTTTTTACTTTTTTTCTCTAGTTGTTCTTTAACAATATGGACCGCTATAGGGCCTATAACTGCTGTAAGTAAAGAAGAAACTAATGCTACAGTTAAATTCAAATCCATCGTGTATTTTTAGATAAATGTTACCTATAAATATTAGTCTTTTATAGCATCCTTGAGTTTTTGTATGTATTCCTGTATATCTTTTACAAATTGATTGTCTAGACTTTTACCTTTCCATTCTTCAATATCACCCGCTTCTGTAACGTATTGTTCGCCAGATTGAGCCATGAGTAGTTCTAGTAATACATTTTCCATTTCTTTAATGTGATATATAACACCCTGTCTAATCATGTTTTGTTCATATTCTTTATATTCGCCTTTAACTTTTAGTTTAGTTTCATAATCAAATACACAATCTGAGCATTTCTGGTGTATTTTAAACATATACTTATCAATATGTCCTTTATTCATTGGTTTATTGCAGTTAGGACATGTGATAGGTGTGAATATTTGTTTCTTAATAGCATCAAAACGTGTTACAGTTTGTTTGATTCCGTTTTTTATAGTCCATTTTTTACCGCGCTCTTCCCAAACGTCACCCTCCTTATATTCAACGTAGTCTGCTTTGTAACCAACCTGTACTCCGGTTTTATCGCCCGCTTTCTTGCTAATAATATTACGCATACGTTGTACGTCGCGTGTTTTAAATTCCTTTTTAAGTAAATTGTCGCTCATTATAACCCTAATTTTTTAAGTTGTGAAATTGTATTTGAAGCTGAGGTGTGGTGAATACCTTTACCTCCTTTAGCTTCCCATTCATCTATTGTTTCTTTTAAATCATCAATTAATATTCTATCAGGTTCAGCAAACATTTGCTTCATACCTCTAGAGGCAAAAAATAATTTTCTATATTGATTATTAATATGCATTTTACACCATGCTTCTTTACCTACACGAGATGAAGGATCTTGAGAAGGTGCTGATAGAATAGCTGGTTTGTAACGTTTAATATAACGCCATAATTCAGGACCATCAGGCATCCAGGGTAAATTGGCCCAAAATGAAGCACCAGCATCACTTATTGGTTGCCAAAAGGCAGCATCACCTTTAACATATTGTTTTGTGTGAACACCTGTTAATTCATAATAACCTCTTTCAAAATCGACCAACACCCCATCCATATCAGAGTAAATTGTATACATAACTTATATTTTATTTTATTTAGACTCTATTCTTTTTAATATTACAAATTTACCCGTATCTCCAGATTTAGTTGTAAAGTCTAATCCAACCTCTTTTCTTGAATAACCAGGAATTTTATTTGTTTTTGATAAATTATTATAAATATTCCAATATCCGCTTTTATCTAAACTAGATAATCCTATATATTTTGGTTTTTCTGTTTCAACAAAGTCTAATATAATTTTATACATTGTTGATAATATTTTTATATAATTTTCTTTAGCATTTCCTGTTGGTTCATTTGATGATTTAGTATTATGTTTTTCGTCAAATTGTATATTATAAAAAGACCCATTATCTCTATAATAATTAGGTAAAGGTTGGATTGAATAAAGATATTCAATATCTCCTACTTTAAATTCACCATCCAATAAATTACCATTAATTTCAACCGCATTTTCAGGATTAAGACTTATTTCATTTATTTTTAATTCATATAATTGAGATGATAACCTATTACTTAATGTAATAGGAGTATCAAATTTTAATATATCAATTAATTTTATCATTATTGATATATTTCTTCGTTTTGTTCGCCGAATTTTCTTAATAATACACCTGCTTGAGCATTTGCTTCATTTTCAATTTCACTACCTGTTTCACCACTAGTTGGATCTAAACGTCCATCCTCAGCTTGCTTACGATGTACTAATTCATGAGCTAATGTACGTAATAAATCGGCCATGTTACGATTTTTAACATATACCCAAATTTTATCATCGTTTTGATTGAATGTACCAAATGTACGACGAGATTTTGCCTTATCATTATTATTTGATAAAGTAATTCCTGAGGGTGGTTTTTGTATTCCTAATTCTTTAATAGCAAAACCAACAAATTTCTTTAATAATTTTTTATCATTATTATCTTCAATACCTTCATTTAAAGAACTAGGTAGTGTTTTAGTTTGTAGATTAAGTGTTCCTACTAATGCTGTTGGTATTACACCTAATGATCTATAAATAGATAATATAACTTCACCACCTACTAAATAATATTTACCTTGTTGATATTGTAATATAAGTGGTAATGGTATATCTTCTTTTTTCTTAATAGCGTCAATATATGGTTTAGGATTAATACCTGTCTTTAGAGCATGTGAAATAGCATCATCTAATGATTTCATATTGTAAGACTTAGAATTTTCTAGCTCACTCCACATGTCATCATTTAATACCATTTCATTTCCACCATTAAAAGCATATTCCATATCTTCAATAGGAATATTAAATACAGCAGCTGCTTTCTCTATTTTAGCACGATTTTGTGTTATATAATCTTGATAAGCATCATCATCAAAATTAAGTGGTGGTGATTCTTGTAGTGGTTGTTCTTCACCTTTTGGTGGTGTTGTTTCGGCTGGTGGTGTTTCTGCTGGTGTTTCAGCTGGAGGAGTTTCAGCAGGTGGAGTTTCCTCTGGTTTCTCTTCAGGTTTAGTGTTTAATGCTTGTAAAAATTGATCTACTGACACTCCATCAGGAAGATATTTTGCAATTTCTTCTTCATTCTTTTGAGCTAAAGCCATACGTAAATTAGTTGCGCTAACACCTTCAATAGCACCAGCATCAAATACTTTTACGTTTGGGTATTTTTCAATACTTTTATAGCGATCCATTTCACCTTTACCAAACGCTACAATAAAATTAGTATCAGGATTATTTTTAACTACGCCATATACTTCTTTAACGGGACTATCGTCTGCTGCTACGCGTACTTCAACTGAGCCATTAAATTTAGGCTTATATAAATTCCACACAGCAATGCTTTCATCAGCACTAACACCTTCACGCATTTTAGGTGATACAAGTACTACTACTTGATCTGCTGTTTTTAGTAATTTTTCAACTACATCAAAATGACCTTTATGAGGTGGTTTAAAAGCACCTGGGAATAGAGCAATTGTTTGTTCTGGTTGGTCACCTGCTTCTAGTATTATATTGGCTAAGTATTCTCCTAAATTCATTTTAAAAAGTCGTTTATTTTAGTTTTTGCATCTTCAATATCAGTAAAATCAGGGACCATTTTAAGTTGATTTGATATTTCCTGATTCATAGCATCTATCTCTTGTCTTTTTTTAAGTAATTCCTCTGGTGAATATTGCTTACCACTACCTTTTACAGTTTGAAAAAATGTAGCTTTAGCATATGCCGGATCGTACTCTAATCTAGCTTCAGGATCATTATCAATCAAAATAAAATCATCACCAAAAATTCCTCTATACAATTCAACATTTTTATTTACATCTCTCCATGTACGTAATACAATAGCTGGAGGTAATGCTCTATCTCTAGTAGCATTACGTTCTAATGATGTATAAGGTGAAACCCAAATCATTAACATTAATGTATCGTATCCTAATGATTCTAAATCTGCTTTTTTCTTAAGTAATGGTTTACTAGCAGCACCAGTACCATCTATTACTATATTATTTTTAGCAGCAGATAGTTGTGCATATTTTTCTTTAGTAGCTTTTTGAGCTTGACCCATCATTTTAGCTGCTTGTGATAATTGATCTTGACTAAAGTCAGCAATTTTAGTACCTAATCCAGCAGTACGTAATAATTCTTCATAGGTATCATCTACATTAATTACTGTTAAATTAGATGGAAGTAGTTGTTTAGTTACGAATGTTTTACCAGAGCCAGCAGGACCAGCTAAAAATATAGCTTTTGATCGAGCTGATGCTTCTAATAATAGATCTAATAGTTTAATCATAATATATCAATAAATATATTACTTTACTATCTTAACTGTAGTTGGTAATGTTTCTGTGTATGGTTTATGGTCAGGATTTTCAAGTTTATATATTTCCTGTACATTTTTAAACATCTTGAAATTATTCTCGATATCGCTAATCATTTTTAATTCCCAACCTTTACCTTGGATTCTACCACCTTTACCCTCACCGCGTGTATTTGCTTTAACCCATAATATACCAGTGTGTGTAACTTTTTCATTATGTGTTTCATTCCATGCTGTTGCATAGGCTGCTAACTGTAGATCATAGCTAGTATGTAATGAATTTGATGTTTTAAGATCCAATAACCATAATTGATCAAACATTCTAACAACTAAATCTGCTGTGCCTGCAAACTCATGTTCATCTGAGAATAAATGGTATTCAGTTGCTATTAATTCGGGTTTATGAGTATTCCAAAAATCAGCAAAGCGTAATATCATTTTCCAAACATCTAAATTATATTTTGCATTACCATATTCATCTAACCAATTAATTTCTTCACCACTTAAAAATGCTTCAACAGCATTATGTACTTGTGTACCTTCACCAGCTGCTTTAGCGGCTATAATATCACTATTATGACCTACGTCTTTTAGCCAGGAATGGAAAAATTGATTTTTAGGGAAATAATTTAGAATTGATGTTACGGAGGCATAATATTTGTCGTTGCGTCTATAAAATCTGTTATCTAATACATTGATCTGTTTGTTATCGGCACTGTATTCTACAATACGCTTGATCTTTGGATCTTTGATAACGTTTACATTTTTTTCAATCATAATTGGAGTTTTTTAGTCAATAGAGACTGAAAGTTGAGAGGTTCAGTGTTTTCAATAATGTTTAAAAACCTCTCAAATCCAATTTCATTAGCATCTTTACCATCTAATTCTACTAAATATACTTCCTTACCATACGACATTAATTCTTCGCAGTATTTAAAAGCATTTTTAATAGCATCAGGGTCAAGAGCAATATAGATTCTATTGACTGATGAACGGACTAATTTTTTCATTAGTTTCTCGTGAATAATTTTCCCAAATAAGGGAATGACGTTTCGTTTAATTGTTAGTGCATCAAATATACCTTCAACAAGTATAATAGGTGCGTCCCAATTTATATATAACTCCCAACCAATAGCTGATTTAGCATCAGTAGGAGGATTTTTATATTTTGTAGGTCCTTCTTTATAAGCGCGGGCAATAAAGTAGTTTAGAATACCATTTTCATCGTATGAAGGAACTATAACTCTATCTTTATATGGTCCATCATTACAAAATCCAATGTTGTATTTAATAATATCGTCAGGTGTTATACCACGCTTACGTAAAAATTTAATAGCGTGTTTTGCTTCAATAGATATAATCTTATTTTCAATAGTTGATGTTAATGATATAAATTCCTTAGGTAACTCTAAAGCAGTAGATACAACATGTTTATCTACATCCTTACCAGGAGCTATAATCATGTTTAGTTCAGCTACTTTATTAGCCGCTACTTTAGCGCTTTTAAAAAGAGATCTAATAGTTTTACCTTTTGCCTCACATACCCAACAATGCCAAGGATTCTCGCTTTTAGCGTTTGTTATGCAGTTGATTTCGAGTTTATTCTTATGGTGAGTACAAAATGGACATTTAAATGAATAATTGCCCCGACTAGTCTTGTGACCTTGTCCTAATATAGATTCTAATAATATTAATAGAGCAGCATTTTCCATAACCTATAAGATACGAAATTATTCTGCCGTAACAAAGTCTTTGCGATAGAATTTACCTAATATATTATCGTTGTAACTATCAGTGAATAGTACTGAGTGTTGTATTTGGTAGTGAATTTCGTAGTATGTAAGTTGCTTTTTAGTAGAGCAAAATTTTAGTATTTCTTTTTCAAATTTGTCTTCACCTAATAATTTAACATCAGCTAATAATTCCTTAGATGAACCCCAGTAATTACGCCAACCGCTGTCGACTTGTTCTACTTTAGTAGTTGATTTGCGACCTGGGCCGGTTTGTTCAGCTAGTTCTTTTTTAGTAAGTTTTTTCTTCTTATTGTGAAAGAATGCTTTTTTACCTATGTAAAATTTGTTGGATTCTAAATTAGTGATTTTATATATAAAACCATAATCATTTGTAGTAAAGTTGTCCCTTAAAGGAACATATTCATATAACCAATTCATAAAACTATTTTAAATATCGTATTTGACAATAAATGTCATATCTGTGTCTGATGATAGGACTATTGGTTTAGCTAATTTAGCTACCATTAATAATTCATTATCATCATTATATAATCCTATTGTTGTAACGTATGGTTGGAAAAAAGAACCAGTAGCAAAATCTTTAACTGTACTATCAAATGATCCTGTTAATGTAAAGCTATTATTACTTCCTGTCATAATAGAATTACTACCTGATATAGGGACTATATATTGTCCTTTATATTGCAATAAAGTAGGATTATAGGATAGATTAAAATCACTTTCTTTAACTATACAACGTACTTCATTTTCGTAAATGATATGTTCATTTTGAAATGAAAGAACATTATTAGTT